CTAGTGGTTAATGACCACCTTCACTGCCTGGGATTCGGCAGCATTCTTGAAGACATCCCAAGCCTTTTCCATGTCGGCGAAATCGAAGTGGTGAGTGGCCAGGCTCTTGATCGGCAGATGCGTGTTCTGAACGGCCTTGATGAGCATATTGGTCGTATTCGCGGAGACGAGGCCGGTCGTGATGGTGAGGTTCTTGATCCATGCCTTCTGCAGTTCGAATTCCACGGGCTTACCGTGGACGCCAACGATGGCGATGTGGCCGCCCTCCTTCACACTGTTCGAGCAGAGTTCCCACGTTGCGGGGAGCCCAACGGCTTCGATGGCCGTGTCGACCCCTCGGCCGGAGGTTACGGTGGCGAGAAGGTCCTCGAGGCTTTCCTTGCCGGGGTTGATGGTGTGCGTAGCCCCCATGCGTTTGGCCATGTCGAGCCGGTTGTCGTCCATGTCCACGACGATGATGTTCGCCGGTGAATAGAACTGAGCCGTCAGGAGAACTCCCATACCTACGGGGCCTGCGCCGACAATCATCACGTCCTTGCCGGGCGCTACCTGGCCATTGATCACGCCGATCTCGTGGCCCGTCGGGAGAGCATCCGAGAGGAAGACTGCGACGTCGGTGTCGATGTCTGCCGGGAGGTGGAAGAGAGAATTGTCGGCGAACGGGGTACGCACGTACTCGGCTTGCGTGCCGTCGATCATGTAGCCCATGATCACAAACGGCCTTACATCCCCGAAATAGCGCGGAGACCGTTACGCTCGGAGGGTGTGCGGAGGGTGACAACTGAATCACCCGCCGCCGCCATACGCTCAGAATCGGAAGGCCACAAGTGAGCATACGTGTGGAGAGTCTGCTTAACATCGGAGTGTCCCAGACGGTCAGCTACCGCCACGGGAGACAAACCGGTGCCGATAAGCTGGGATGCGTGAAAATGACGGAAAGCGTGCCACCCAATATCCGTAACTTCAGCGGCGGCGACCGCCTTTTTCAAGTGCCTCAACATGTATTCCTGTGAGAGCGGCTTACCCTCACGATGAAACACAAGACCCATTTCTCCCCCGCCGTATGTCTCCCGGAAGTCTGTTAGCAACTTCAAAGTGGCGTCACCAAGCAGGATTCGACGGGTTGAAGAAGCTGTTTTCAATGACACGAAAACGTTAGTCCGTTTGTGTAGCTGACGGTCCACGGTGAGGTAGTTTCCACGTATCTTTGACCACGTGACCGATCGTAGTTCGTTCATCCTCATACCGGTAGCCGCAACCACAAGCACCATAATGCGGAGCACTTCAACGGGCATTTTTTCTGATATCGACCAGACTTCTTCGGGGGTGAGTGGGGTGATGATCTTTCGGGGAACCTTGGGAAGGGTAACTCCGGTGCACGGGTTGGCGGCGACGTGCTCGTGGAGGATTCCCCACTTGAAGGCACCACTCAACCAAGATACGGAATTTCGGACAGTTAAGGGGGCGTAATCCCGGCTCAGTTCGTTCACGTGAGCTTGCAATGTTTTGCGCGTGAGGGTATCGGCTCTGAGGTGCCCTATTCCTTTGAGCATCGTGTTTTGAGTGTGTCGATACGCACGCTCGGAGGAATATGGCAGGGTGAGGTGGGAGTCTACCCACATGCCGAAGAGTTCGTGGACGGTCACGGCGTCACGTTGTGGTTCCCGGTACACACCTGTCTTGATTTCGTGTCGGATTTCGGTCAGGAAGTCTTCGGCCAAGTCCTTATTTTGGAATGACTTTTTGCGCTTAGCGCCGGACGGTTCGACCCATTCGACTTGCCAGCGGAGGCCCTTGCCGTGGCGGGAGGTTTTGGTTCGGTCTTTCTTGTACCATCTATCGGCGATGTGTGCCATTGGGGTGCGCTTTCAGGTATGCCATGAGGATACGGCGGGTGATGTTGAGTTCGAGGCACCATAGGCCGGGGTCGTTTGACCATTTGCGGATGTCGTAGAAGCGGTTGGGGTCTATGAGCCGTTCGGCGGCGATGCGGTCACATCGCGCTTCTCGGCGTGCGTGCCACATGTGATCGAGGGTTGGTTGATCCTCGAACTCGAAATGTACGATCTCGTGGGAGAGGGTGCATCGTTCTTGGCGGGCGGTTTGGCCGGGGCGTAGGTAGATGATCCCGCCGTGTGTGAGTCCTAGCCTGCCGGGGCCGGGGTGCTCCCACACGACGGGGGCGTTTAGTTCTGTTGCGTGTTGGTAGGGGTCATAGGTAGTCGTCCTCATTAACGTCCGGTTCTCCTGTGTCGTTGAGTGCGGCGAGGTCGTAGTTATTTCTATCGTTCGCCTCCGACAACTTAAGGGCACGCTCGGCGCGTTCGAGGATCGCTGACGGGTCGTCTCCGAGTACTCGGGCTATGGCGTCGAGTTGGTTCGTGTTAATCGGGATGATGTCACGGAATATGGCCTTGGATATCGTGGACTGTGACACGCCGGTTTCTACCGCCAGCCTGGATTGGCTCATACCTCGGCGGCCCATGAGAGCTCGTATTTCTTCGTTGACTGCCCGGCTGAAGTTGTTCGCGGGGCCTGTTCCTCGTGTTCCCATACCTATATTCTACCGCATCTCAAATATTTTTACTAGGTGGTGTTGACAGCTACCGCAAATGAGGTAGAGTTGAGTTATCAGCAACCGGGAAGGAGGACCACAGATGACCACCGCACAAGCCGTAGCGCAGAGCATGAAGCTCCTCATGAGCTACCAGAATAAGAGCCGCAAGGAATTGGCCCAGCTCATTGGGACCAGCGCCAACCGTGCTTCGGCGATCCTCAATGGGAAAGCCGTACCGCAGATTGACGAGCTGTACCAGATCGCTCGCTGGCTCGGCGTAACTACCGACCAGCTTTGCCGGGGATTCGAAATCACGCCCATTGCAAAGGCGGCGTAAATGGATTTGACCATGAGCCAAGTCTGTGAAGAGTTACAGCGGCACCGAAACAGTGTCGGGTACCTGCTACGCACAGGCCGTCTCAAAGGCTACAAGACATCCGGTGATCGTGGTAGGTGGCGAATCCCGGAGGAGTCGATACGGGAATACCGGCGACTCAGCATGAACGCCTAATTTTTTTGACCTAGCTACCTCAATTGAGGTAGGCGCTGTTTGATAACTGAATACACCGCGTGCCAAGGGTACTTACCCGATCCCCGTTGACTTGTCCGGGAGGTCGGGACGTTGGAACCCCGTTGGAGCAAACCCGATGACCCTTGTGTGGGGGAGGCGGGCGAGGCCACTGGGAGGGAGCGTAGGCGCGTTGGGAAATCGTGGCGGTAGGTCCTGCCACGTAATCGGCCCGGTATGGACGGCATCACGCGAGGTTCAACGCCTCGACCGGGCACAAGTGCAAGACGCACTTAAAGGGAAAGGTCGCCCGGTTGGAACGGGCGACCACCACTAGAAAGGAAGTTCTGATGGAACTTGAACAACATTCTACCATGTCACCGTTCGACTCTATCCGGCAAGTTTCAGACGATGGGGCGGAGTACTGGTCAGCTCGATCACTCATGACCGTTATGGGGTATTCGACTTGGCAGAAATTCGAGAACCCACTCGAACGAGCAATGGCAACCGCCAGGAACCAGGGGCAACCGATTGCAGACCTTTTTAACCGATCGGTTAAGAAGACCGGAGGGCGTCCGCTCACTGACTACCAGCTCACCAGATACGCGGCTTACCTAGTCGCGATGAACGGTGACCCGAACCTGCCGGATGTTGCGGCGGCTCAGTCGTATTTCGCGATCCGTACCCGCGAAGCAGAAGTTGCGCACCAGATCGAAATTCCTAAGTCATTGCCGGAGGCGTTGCGTGCTTATGCCGAAGAGGTGGAGGCGCGGGAGGCTATCGAGGCTCAAGTTCGGGAGTTGGAGCCGAAGGCTGAATCGTATGACCGGTTCATTTCGGGCGATGGGACGTATTCGGTGGGTAGCGCGGCGAAGATTCTTGGGTTGTCGCAGAACAAGCTATTCACGGAGCTACGGAACGCGGGAGTGTTTATCTCGAAGGGCGCGATGCATAACACGCCGTACCAACGGTATATGCACCATTTCACGGTTCGGGCGCGTGATTTTGTGCGGAAGGACGGCTCTATGGGTACGTCGTATACGACTCAGGTTCAGCCGTCTGGTTTGCAGTTCATCGCGTCCAAGTTGGGCTTGACGGTCCAAGAGGACAAGGCCGCGTAACGCGGGAACAACTAGCCGCGTAATTGCGGGATTGATTAGGAGAATTAGTTATGGCACGTCCAGAACAGTTTGAAGACCTTCCGGCTTATGAGCTGAGTGAACCAGTTGTCGCGAAAATTAACGTTTCCGAACTTGTTCAAACACCGTTGCAGGTTGCTCATGCGATGCTCGCCGTGTTGGCGGAGGCGGAAAAGCACGGCTTGCACGTCAACCGTGAAGAGGGGGAGGTCACTAGGGCTCTCACTATTGATGAGAAGCTCAAGGCGCTCAAAGCTCAACAAGATATATGGGATGCCCGGGAGTCGAATTACCACGAAGCATCTGTCGATCCGTCGTCATTGGATACGTGGAAGAGATGGTCTGTAGACAAGCACGCCAAGGCTGAGGGACTGCGGCCGATTGAGTGGCCTGATGATGAGTCTTCCGATGTTTTGTAGGCCGGATGATTCGTGTCTGATTTGTGGTGAGGCACGAGGGACCAACCATGTCCACGAAACCGACTGGGCATATCTAGAGGAACGACGTTGGGAAGAAGAGACAGGACGATGATTCGACTTGAAGAGTCCCGAGAGAAGCACCTCGGGGATATCTATGTGTGTGCTCATGACGACGGTGGGGCGGCGATTGCGCTCGCGCCTGGTTTGGTGTTGAACGCTGACCGTTCGGAGCTTTACGCGCTCGCTGAGACTTTGGCGTATGCGGTTGAGCTGGTTGATAGGGCGGCGGGGCTGGTTGAGGATGAGTGATCTATTTTGGTTCGCCTTATGGGTGGGCATCGTCGGGGTGTCCCTGGCGCCGGAAATTTTGAGGTCGTGGCGGTTGTCACGGCCTCATTCGTTTAAAGGAGAAGAAAAGTGAAAACGAAGAAGTACGGGCCGCGTGGCCGTCGAATGAGTACAGAGCATAATGTGCGGGCGTGGGAGTCGTTCCTTGCGCGCCGGAAAGAACGTGTAGGGCGGGCCGCATGATGAACGTCGTAGAGGTTGAGCCGGACACAGACGAATGGCTTGCCGAACGTCGTTCATCTATCGGGGCTTCCGAGGTCGCCGCCGCTGTCGGTGAGTCCTCATACGGGGGGACACCGTTGCAGGTGTACCTATCCAAGATCGGGGCGAGGGGTAACGACTTCGACCCGTTGCTTTCGCTGATTGGTCATGGGGCGGAGCCGATCATTTCCGATTGGGTGGAGAAATACCACCCGGAAGTCGGGACGGTTTGGCCAGGCTATATGGCGCGGCATGAGGACTACCCTTGGTTGCACGCGACGTTCGACCGGATCGTGACCGACCGGAACGGCAACACCATTCCGTTACAACTGAAAACATCGACCGTGTTCGTCAAACACAAATGGAACCTGGAAGTTCCCGTTGACTACCAGATTCAAGAAGAAATCGAATGCCTGGTCATGGACGCACCATACGCGCTACTTGCCGTGTGGCACACAGGAACGACGGAATTCGAACTATTCAAACTCCCCGCACATGCCGACCGGCAGGCCGCGCTCGCGGACACGACCCGGCAACTATGGGAATGCATCGAGTCCCGTACACCGCCGCCGCCTTCACTAGGGGATGACCTCGCGGCCATGTACCCGGCATCGAAAGATCAAATTATCGAGGCGACCCCGGAAATGGTGGAGGTTGTCGAATTCCTCCGAGAAACCGCCGCCATGCGCAACGCAGTCACGAAGGAATACCAAGCGCAGGAAGCCGACGCGAAGTTCGAGCTAGAGCAGTTCATGCAGAACGCGGAAGTCCTAATCGACCCGCACACCGGAGCCGAATTGCACACCTGGAAAGAAACGAAGAGCGGTTCACGCCGCCACTACACACCACCGAAAGGGAAGTAATGCCGATCAAGACACGCAAACCTACCGCTAAACCGTCATGGCCTGTCCTGTTGCTCGCGGGCGCGGAGAAGGCGGGCAAATCCTATTCGTGCGCTCTCGCGTCCTCGTCTGAAAAGATCGGGCGCACCTTATGGGTATCGGTTGGTGAGACCGACCCTGACCAGTACGCCGCTATCCCTGGTGCTGACTTCGAGATCGTCGAACACGACGGGACAGTGCAAGGAATTCTCAACGTGCTAGTTGATATCGCGTCCGAACCAGCAGGGGATAAGCCCACGTTGCTTGTCGTGGACTCGATGACTCGTCTTTGGGAGATGGTGACGGATTCGCTACAGACAACCGCCACGAGTCGCGCGAAGAAGTACGGCAAGGGTGGAGACGCACCTATCACGATGGACTTGTGGAATCGCGGTAAGGGCATGTGGAAGCACCTTATCCAGGCGATTAACGCGCATAACGGGCCGGTTCTCCTGACAGCACGTTTGGAGCCGGTAACGGTAATGGATGACCGGGGGAAGCCGACACCGATCAAGGCGGACAAAATCAAGACGGAGAAGTCCTTGCCGTATGACGTTGACGGGGTGATCCAGATGCCCGAGCGCGGTAAGACAACAATCTCGGGATTGCGATCTGTGGTCGTGAAATTGGATGGACCGACTGATTACCCAAACTTCACGGTTGATGGTTTGTGGACTTCACTTGGTCTCGGGGACACGGGGGAACGCCGTGTGTCTGAACCGGCTGAACCGGAAACCCTGGACGTGGAGGCGTCATGACCACAGCAGAGCTGAGGAAAGCACTATACAGGGCGTTCAAGGACTACGACGGGGATAACCTCCCAGCCTTTTTTGTGACCGTTGAGACGCTACGGAACCGGGCGAATGAGAACGTTGACATGGCTCGGGAAATATTGGACGACATCATGCCGCCCGTAGCGGAGAAATACGTGGATTGGGTGCGTGATGGGTAAAAAGGTTGACGGCTCATTCAGCCAGGAAACGAAAGAGATCATTCTAGAGCGTGATTGCAATCAGTGCATTGTCTGTGGCGGTCCGGTGAACGATATCCACCACAGGCGGCCACGGTCAGCCGGTGGAACGTCCGTTGAATGGGTTGGTTCCGCCTCGAACGGGATCAGCTTGTGTAGGGCGCATCATGAGTCGATTGAGTCGAATCGGGACGATGCGAAAGCTAAGGGGTGGTTGATCCCGGCTACGTGGACTCAGGTAACGGCTATGACGCAACCGTGCTTTTATCCGGTGTTGGGGGTGCGTTTTTATTTGGACCCGGATGGGGCGATGCGTGAAGCACCGTCGGATGACCCGGAATTTTAATTAATGAAAAGGAATTGGAACTTGAGAAATTACGAACTGCTTACTGTGCAAGAGCTTGCGGATTTGCAGAAGATCGACCAGTTGCTTCATGAGGCGAACGTGCACGCGCTAGCCGAAGATGGGTACTGCAAGCCGTCTGATGGGTATTTGTCGGTTGGGTTCGGCAACCATTGGGACCGTTTCGACGACGGGGAACGAGCCAAGCCGACCGTGGAGATTTATTCGTATCTACTCGGCCCGCATAGGAATCACACGTTCGATTCGGTGGAGGATGCGCTACGTACGGTGATCGTGTGGCACTCGAATGAGGTGCATGGGACTAGGTACCCGGACCCTTATGACGAGATCGAGGCAGAGCGTGAGAAGCGTTGGAGGATCTGAGGCCCGCTACGGCGGGCATTTTTTATACCCAAAAGGAACGGAAGCGCAAGTGAATTTAGGGCAAGAAATAACTGGCACCCTAGCTGACCTCGGAGTTGTATGGGAAAAAGTGTATGACCAAGAGTTTCCATGCGGCGACAAACCATATCGAGCAATACCAGGAATGAGGCCCAACACTGAGTACGTATATGTCCTTGATGATGGTGCTGACGTGATCGTTTACGTAGGTCGGTCATTTCGCCCGGCTGATCGGTTCACCAAGCATCGCCGGAAATGCTGGTGGCGAGATGTTGAAACGCTGACCTTATTCGCCGTATATGGCCATAACGAGAAGGATACGACGATGCGGACTGTACAGATGGAATCAGTTCTTATCACCGCGCTGGCCCCGTATGGAAACAAGGCGGCTGGTCAAAGGAGGGAGGAATGGTATGCCGCGTATCAGGACAATCAAGCCCGAGTTCTTCGGCTCCCCGAGTCACCCTGACGACCCGTGGGCGCGATACGTGTTCATAGCCTTATGGACATGGGCTGATGACTACGGCGTAGGGACGTTCAACGAACGTGAGCTACTCGGGTACATCTTCCCGAACGACGACTGGATTGACTCATGCAAATTGCATGAGTGGCTCATGAGCGTGGAAAACGCTTACGACCTGACGTTCTACAAGGTAGGAAAACGTGCTTACTATCACATCCCCTCATGGGGCGAACACCAGGTCGTCAACCGACCCTCAAAAAAGAGGAACCCAACCCCCGATGAAGCTACAGAATTCTTCACTCTAGCCCGGAATACCAGGGAAGAAGATGGGGCTCATACGAATGCAGGAGTCACTCATGAGTCACTCATGAGTGACTCTCGGGAAGTTCCCCGAGGAAAGGGAAAGGGAAAGGGAACAGGAAAAGGAAGTGGAATCTCTTCGTCTGAAATCGCCAAGGCGATTCCCGACCAGGAGAGACCAGAAATCGAATCCCTTTGCACGCTCCTAGCCGACCTCGTGGAAGAGAACGGCTCTCGACGACCGAAGACCAACAAGCAGGCACGTGACGCGGCCCGGCTGTTGATCGACAAAGACGGGTACACCCCGGAGCAGGTCGCCTGGATCATTCGTTGGTCTCAGAACGACGAGTTTTGGAAAACCAACATTTTGTCGATGTCGAAGCTCAGGGCCAAGTTCGACCAGTTGAAGCTCAAGGCCACAACGAATCGCAGAGGCGGGAAACCAACCACGGATGACCGTGTGCAGGGCGGGCTAGAGATTGCTCGCATGTTTGAAGAAATGGAGAACGGGAATGCTGACTCATTCTCAGGTAGCCAAGGCGCTATCGAAGGCAGCTGGGTTTGATAACCGGACGGTCACTCAGTCGGCGGTAGCGGCGTGGCAGGAGGCTTTGCAACGTTGGCCGAATATGACGGAGGGCGAGTTGCTTGATGCTGTCACGGATCATTACTCGATGTCGGGTGACTTTATGCAGGTTGCTCATGTGTACCCGGCTGTGAAGCGTATTCGTGAGCGTCGGGATGTTCAGCGGTCGAGGCAACGTGCTTTGACGGCTGTGCCGGAGGTGAAGCCTGAAAGGTCTTATGACCAGATTGTTTCCAGGTTGAAGCGTCCTGAGTTCCAGGCGATTGTCGCCAGGGGTCGTGCGGAGCGTGCCGAACATTTCGGTGAACCGACGGACGAGAACGGGGAGTACACGGACCCGCCCGGCTGGCATCCCTCTCAAAGGCCGTATAAGGCCCCTGCGTTCTATCCCACGGGTATGGCGTAGCCAATCACCCCACCCATCATTTTCTAGCCGCTTAGAGCGGCTTTTTTTATGCCCAAAAGGAGAACACGTGTCACTGACAGCTTACGAGCGAGAAACAACGATCAACACGAGCGATGGAGACGACCTGATGCGCATCTGGACCGTGCAACGTCCCGTGATCACTCGTATACGCCGCGATTCCCGCTACACGGTAGTGGATTTTGGAAATGAGGGCGGTACGGAGTGGCTGAGTGCCACTATCCCTAGTTCAAGTTTCAATCCATTGACTGGTGCAAAGAAACGGTCGCACATGACCGACGAGCAGAAACAAGCCGCCGCCGAGAGGTTGGCTAAAGCGCGAGCACAGAAGAGCGAGGCATAAACGAATGAACCGCTTCAGTGACCTACAAGCACAACCAGTGTTCAAGCTCGACTACTTCATGAACCGAATCCCCGAAGAAGAAACCAACGACCTCAAAGCCGCAATCAAAGCGAACGTCAGCCCCGTACTACTTGCACGGCAGGTCAACAAGGTCGCGGCAGAAGACGGCATCACTCTCGACGGGGAACCGTTCAGGGTGTCCGAGCACGCGATCCGCCGGTGGAAGGAACGCAACGCATGAGCAGGTTCGCAGGAATCGACGCAACCAAATCGACGGCGGCACCAGCCAAGAAAGGGGAGACCCCGAACTTCACGGCAACCCCGAAAGGGTGGGAACCGGGAATCGACGAGTACGACGAGGGACGCCCGACCGTAATCACAGCGCCCGCCGTTCCGGTAGGTACGCCGCGTGAATCTCAAGAGGATATGAAATCCATCCTGAGTACCTTCGACGTGGAGCTACCGGCAGGTGCGGTACTCAAGCCGCAGAACTCGAAGTACATTCCGAACTTATGGTTCCGTGATAACCCTGGCGAGGATGCGTACACACAGCCCGGATGGATACATAAATTTGATATCACGTACCCGGCTGTCGAGCACAAGCCGGACTATGAGGGACTGATTAAGTACTTCCGTACCCGGAAGCCCCGTAAGCCCGTTACAGCGGCACCTGGGGCCGTTGGGTACGTCGTGGCGATCAGTGACCCACAGATCGGTAAAGCACACCAGGGCGCAGACGCTGATCAAGGTACCGAACAGGTGGCTGAGCGGATCATGTCAGCGCTTGACACCATCGTGGCCGAGGCTAAGGAGCTGAAACCGTCCGAGATATTCCTCGTTGATGTGGGAGACCCCATCGAAAACTTCTGCAATGTGGAATCGCAGAAACAGACGAATGATCTCACCCTCACGGAACAGATTGACGCCTGGGAGCAACTGTTCGCTAACTATGTGAAAGCTCTTGCACCTCTGTCCCCGAAGCTCACCGTTGGCGCTGTCCCGTCCAATCACGGACAGAACCGTAACGGCGGCAAACAGAGCGTGGCCGGGCCTGACGACGATTTCGGGATGCTCGCCCTCAAACACATCGAGAAAAGTGTCCGCTGGGCTGGCCTGGAAAATGTTGTGTTCGCCCGTCCCCGAAAAGGACTCGAAATGTTCGTGACCAACATTGCAGGAACGAATATTGGTGTAGTTCACGGGCATCAAGTCTCTAACCCTAACGGTATTGCTACCTGGTGGGAAAAAGTCGGCCACAACAGGGGTACCGATATGCATCATGCTGACTTGTTGTTGACCGGGCATTTCCACCATTTACGGGCGGAAAGTATTAAATCTGATCGTGTGTGGTTTCAGTGTCCAACGGTCGAATCTGGTTCAACTTGGGTGCTGAACCTCAAAGGCGCGTCCTCAACGCCAGGAATCATGACGTTCAAGACGCTTAACGGGAAACACACCTTCCCGGATATCAAGGCAGGTAAGTAATGGCAGGCTATGTTCATCAAAACAAATTAAAAGAACACATCAGAAGACTCAAAGTCGAGCGAGACGAATGGAGACGCAAAGCTGAGGAAAAGAACCACGATGTAAAACTCGACAACCTCGACCAGGTCCAAGAAATCGCCGCTCTAGTTGAGGACGCCAAAATTTCTTACCGACAGTTATCGACCGCGCGTCGTGAACGGGACCGGTATCGTGCCGAGGTTTATGCGCTACGAGACATCACGGAAGAACGGGACATGCTGGCGCAACGAGTGGACACGTGCGAAGCGCTGATTAGTTCGTACGAGAACAAGGTCAAGGCGCTTAAGTTTGACCTGGTTACTGAACGTAATCGAACAATTCTACGGGCATCATGATTAGTCTGGCTGACCTTGCGCGGCATCCCGGCAGGAAAGCTGTACATAAGACGGGCAAAACGTATGTGTGGGATGACGGGGAGCTCTACTACTTAGAACCCGGACCGTTCAACGATGGGCGGTCAACGATGTACCCGGACGACATTATGTGGATTTATAGACCGGTTCCTGATGGTCAGGAGCCGGTTTCTTTTATGGGATGGAGAGAACATTGAGTGAAGTAAAAACGATTGAACAGCTCGCTCGTGATGCCGGGTGGATTGAGACAACTCTCGGGGAGTGCCGAGAAGGGGATGAAGTTCTTAGCCTGTCAATAGGGACGAGCGGCAGAGTGGAGAGGCATCAAGACCGTTTTGTGCAGGTTATCGCATCGAATGGCATGTCGGCTCATGTGCCACCGGGGTTTACCGTCCTCCGCGCCCCACGCCCTGAACCCAAGTATGAGATAGGAACTGTTGCACGTATAAGGCGATATGGCCAAGAGTTTAATGCTCTTTACATGGGAGTTGAAAAAGGTGTCGACCCAAATGCGTGGCTAATTGTTAGTGGCGGTGACCGAGTTGGTGTGTCTGGGGTACCTCCGAGGGATGCCGCTGTTCTTCGCATCATCGCTTACCCGGACGGCACCACACCGGAGTCCGGCCCCGTCACGGACGAGCAGGTACTTGCGGCGGTAAACACTTACCGAGGGCAGCTGAAACTGGAGCCCGTGTGGTCTGTAAAAGACCTAAACCCTAAGACCGTAGAGAGGCGGCGAGCCATACTTGAGGCCGCTCGCCTCACCCCGGTCAAGGCCGAAGAGAAAATCACTCTCGAAACGATCCGGGAAACCGGGAAAACCGCCGTGGATGAGAGTGGTATTCCGTGGAGATGGGATTCAAGCAGGCAAGGTTTCTTTTATGGCAGTCAATATCTAACGTTAGCGAGCGCACGTTCGCTCGTTGTGGCTACCCGCCCCGGCTTTTTCACCCATTGGGCCGACGAGGAGGCCGGGGAATGAGTGAACGATTCCTGCGGATCGACCAAACCGCTATCGACGCAATTGCTACCGACGCAATCAGACGATGGGAAGACCGATACGGCGTGACACTGGAAGCGCAGGGCTACACGCGAAATGTCGAGTTAGCAAGAATGCGGGAACAGGCCAGAGCCTCACTTGAAATCGCCTACGCCGCCCAAAACCCCGACCAGGAGAACACGCAATGACCGAAGAACAGATGCACCAAGAAGCCACCAACATCATTCAGGAGTCCGTCTGTGACCTCGAGTTTATGGATGTCGTCGAGCGATTCGAGGATGAGGATGCCACGGGGGAAGAGATTGACAGGATTTACGACCTGATTACGGGCGCGAAAGTGACGGTGACTTTCAATGACTGATCTTGATTTGGAAGCGATTAAGGCCCGCGCCGAAGAGGCGGGTGGAATTCCCTGGTCCCACCAAGGGGACGTAGTGATCGGAGAATTGGGCGCGGTAGTGGCTCCCGTCCTGGCATCCCGTCCTTTCGATTTGGCTCACATTGCAAGCATGGACCCGAAAACAACGCTCGCCCTTGTGGCCGAGGTAGAACGCCTACGGATGCAGGTCGATCTCGCGTACGAGGTGGGGAAGCTGGTTGAGCGTGGCGAAATATTCGAAATCGAGGACAACACCAATGAATAACCTGGACCTGGAAGCAATTAAATCCCGCGCTTTGGAGGTCATCGCGGACATCGACCATGAAGTTGCCCCCAAAGCAATAATGGCGCAACTATCTTATGACGTCGTTGAATTGCTTGATGAGGTTGTACACCTACGTGCACGCCAGGCCATCACCGACGACATGGTGGAGCGGGCCGCGCTGGCAATGGCCCGCATTGACGAGTGGCCTAATAACGAAGACCTGGGTGGCAACCCATTTACAGGAACAAGGGATGAAGAGTTCCGGGATGAATATATGGTCATGGCTCGTGACGCCTTGGAAGCCGCGTTAGGGGAGGACGACGCATGAGCGAGCGGGAAATTACACCATTCAGTACTGAAATGATCCGTAGCTACATCGTGGAGGCGGTCGCCGAGAACTGGCATGAATTCATTCCTGGATATAGCTACAAGCCCGCTAAGGGGAAGTTGCGTGACCGGGTGATGCGTGAGGCGGGTGCCAAGTTCGACGCTTGGCTTCAAGAGGTTCGAGCCGATGCCTGGGACGAGGGGGAAGCCGACGGGCGCACTAACGAACATGAGTTCCGACCTGGAAGGAAAATTACCAACCCATACCGGGATGACGACGCATGAGTCACTATGAGCCGAAGCCTGACGACACCGTGTCTGACTTGTTCGACGCCGTCCACGTAGGCGATACCGTTACCGCGCCAGGAGGGACCGTATACGTGTGCACCCACGCCGACACGCTAACGATTCCTAATCACATGTTCCCCACAGACCAGGAGGACGAATGGCCCCCGCTGGCCTCGCTGTACTGATCGGCGCTTTTGCTCTGGTGGTGGCCATCGGCGGCGGCATAGGGACGTTGCTGGTTCTCGCCCTGGTTAGGGAGGTGACCACCAAGCCAAAGTGACGCACGAGAAACTACCTGACGAGTTCTGGGACAGGTGCCTAGCCTGCGTGACGTACCCGGAACTTTGCGACCAACACAAGCCGTCCACTGTGGCGGCTTTTTCTGTACCCGAAAGGAACCAATGATCACCGTTTACGACAAGCCGAACTGTCAGCAATGCAGGGCTACCGAACGCTGGCTCGACAAGTACGGCGTCGAATACGAGACCCGCGATGTCACCGTGAACCCGGACGACCTCGCCGCTATCAAAGCACTCGGATACCTCCAAGCGCCCGTGGTGGTCGTGTCCCGCCCTGAAACACACGTGGACGTTCACTGGTCCGGGTTCAACCCCGCCATGTTGGCAGAACACACAGGAGGAAAGTAAATGAACCTCAAAGTAAAACGCCTCACCGAAACCGCAACCCTACCCACAAGAGCGCACGACACCGACGCCGGATACGACCTATACGCCGACTTCCGACACTGCATTCATGACGATAACCCCAAAGGGTATGAGCTGACGGTAGGGCAAAGCGGGTCAGTACCTACAGGTGTCGCGATCAGCATCCCAGAAGGCCACGTTGGCCTAATCTGCCCTCGATCCGGGAGCGCTCACTATATGGGGCTGACGGTGCTTAACGCTCCGGGAATCATCGACGCCGGTTACACAGGGGAAGTCCGCGTGAACGTCATCAACCACGGTTGGGGCACTGTGGAGATTCGCGACCGTATGCGGGTTGCACAACTGGTGATCGTCCCCATCGTCACCCCCGATATCGAAGAAGTTGAATGCCTCGAAGACACCGAAAGGGGCGCAAATGGTCACGGATCAACCGGTGAGTGACCCGGTCAGCCCGGACCACTACCAAGGTTTCTCTAATGGTGCTGAGGTCATCGACATTACGGAGAACCTGAACTTTTGCCGGGGCAATGCGGTGAAGTATCTGGCCCGCGCTGGGAGGAAAGACCCGGCCCGAACCATCGAAGACCTCGACAAGGCCATGTGGTACATCGCCCGCGAGATCAACCGACTACAGAAAGGCACAAAATGAGTCCACTCATTGTATGGGCCGGGGTTGTCGCCCTGGCCATTATCTGTCTCACCATCGTCATGGTTGCGGCGGTGCTCAAAGCGCCCGGCACCTCGAATCATCCCCGTGTGAATGTGCGCGGTTCGGAGGAATTCGGTAAACGCGCTGGTGAAACTTTGGCAGACAACCTACGGAAAATTGACGAACCCCAATACGGAATCAAAGACAAGGACAACAAGTAAACATGGCTAACATCTCATTCACTGGCAACACCACCAGCGACGCGGAGCTTAAGTTCACGCCGAACGGTAAAGCAGTCCTGAACATCAACGTCGCAGAAAACCATAAACGCAAAAACACCCAATCCGGGGAATACGAAGAAACTGGCACCACCTACCGGCGTGTAGCACTGTGGGGGAAACTCGCAGAGTCCCTAGCCGACCAGATCGGCAAAGGATCATTGGTGACTGTGAACGGTCGGGAAGAGACCCGGTTCTACACGACGAAGGACGGTGAACAGGGCAAATCTTTGGAGGTCACGGCGGACGCTATCGGCGTGATTTTCGGGAAGCCTAACGGCCAGTCTGCTCCGTCGAACGTTGGTAGCCAGGGTGGTTTCGGTCAGCCGCAACAACAGGCGCAACGTCCCGGCCCTAATGATCCGTGGTCAGGCGGACAACCCGCTAACGGGAATTACGGCTGGGGTCAGGCTCAGGGGCAGGTCAGCGAGCCGCCGTTTTAAAAACCATTCGCAACTAACTAATCCAGGCACCTCATAAGGGTGCCTTTTTTGTGCCCGCACATCATTCACGGTGTGCGGGCACACCCATATGGAAGGGCACCTTGAGCGAATACATCGACCTACCCTCACCGCCAAAACCAGCACATCCCGACAACCGAATGGCGAACACGCTATGCCCTGAACACAAAAACCAATATCTCAAGTGGGCGTTCCACTCCGGTTTCCTTGGTGAGTCTTTTTCCAACACGCACCAAATCGAACAAACAGGGGAACACATCGGCAACGTGACCGAACGAAACAACCAGCGCCGACGCGAATTGAAGTCAACGCAATGCGAAATCATCGTCAATATCTGCCGGGAAAGGTGCAACGAATGAACCAGGCCAAGGGTACTACCGGCCCTAACCCCGGTAACCAAGAAAACAAGGACAGGAGCCGGTAAATGATCATCCCATCCATGAGAGTTCACAAACGGGATAAAGAGATTGGACTCGTAGAAGCCATTATGACATTACTCGCTGGCGACAAACCGTGGCGGGCCTCATGCACCAAATGCAATTACAAAACCGACTCGGCAACTTGGGCAGACGCAATGAAAAAAGCGCACCAAGGAATCCGGCACGACTGTGCACAACACCCCAAAGGATACGGACTAGCGGCATGACATACCCAGAAGAAACATCATTCTGGGTAGACGGCATCCCAGCCACACAAGGATCAAAACGGCACGTCGGCAAAGGCCGCATGATCGAAACGTCAAAAGGACTCCCAGCATGGCGTAAAGCCGTCCACGAAAGGGCCGCCGAACAAGCCCACATGATCGGGCAATTCCACGACGGGCCGCTACACCTCGAAATCGTGTTCTACCTCCCACATGGGAAGCAGAAAGAACACTCACCGTGGAAACGTCAAGACCTCGACAAACTGACTCGCGCTGTCGGGGACTCTCTCAAAACCGGGGGCCTCATAACCGACGACTCACGGTTCACGACAATCAACGCCACGAAAATTTGGGCACTTGAACGGCCCGGCGCACAAATCATCATTAGGGAACTCGGATGACACACGTAATTAGTTCATGGGTGACGCACGGCGGTTACGGCGCTCAATGCGTTTGCGGTGCCACTTGGGAATCAGACGACATCGATGTGATCAGCACACAACTCGCACAACACCAAGGGGAGAAATGACACTGAAACTCATAAAATACGAAACCGACGTAATCGAAGACGTTGAATTCGGGTCATGCGAACTGTGCTATTCCACCGGCACCGCCGTTGAACAATGGTTCACATTCGAGCACATCGAAACAGGGGGAACCCTGCAAGTGCCAGGCTTTGAATGGAACTGGGGCGACCTATTCGAGGTCGACATTAACAACATCCCTCATTTCGCTGAATGGCTACAAACCCAAACAGACCTCACTCTCGAAGACGTAAAAAACTACAGTCAACTGCAATTCTTGCTAGATGAACGCTACATCGAAGAAGGAAACGAATGAGTATCTTGTCCGCAATGACACCTATTATTACGCCGATCATCACCAATCAGTCCGGCGGAGGCGACGATGTTGTTCCCTTCGGAGAAGGTAGTTTCACGTTGTGGGCCATGGGGGCTGGTCTCGCCGTGTTTTGCCGGCTTTTTATGATGTGTTACATGGTTTTTGAAGAGGATGAAACGTACAAGTGGTGGGAATGGCCGTTAAATGTTATTGCCGCTATCGCATGGCCAATCACAGCCCTCGTATTCCTGGGGATCGCCATACACAAGTCATCTGTCAAGAAGTCAGGGGGGCACGAATGAAACTAACCTGCACCTGCGGGCAACCCATACAAGACCCCGGACGGCACCTATGCCACGACTGCACCAACCAACTAGCACGCAACATCTCCCGCATCCCCTCCCTCATGCACGACCTCGACGTGGAAGTGACCATGCAAGCCGTCAAACTTCCATCGGCAGGAAACGGGGAAGGATCAGTAGGGTTTGACATCTTCGCGTCCGAGCTGATCGACGGACTCCGGGGAATCCTGGAAGGAATCGAATCAATGATCGGGGCGAGACCACAAGGAACCATCAAACAGCGGGTAGCGCACCTCGTGAAGCACCACAGGGAAATACCTAAGCACGCATCATCTACGGGCTGGGACGCTGACCTGAAAGACGCTATCCAGGCGGCAACCCGAAAGATCGACGCTCAACCCGAACGGCTCGACCTTGGAGAATGCGAATGTGGCGCCAGGATCATCGCCGCACGTGGAGCGAAATACACAAGATGCCGGTTCTGTGAAGCCGTATGGGATAACGCCGAACTGATCGAGAATCGACGGTTAGCAACCATCGAAGCACTCGATGGTGCATACCTGCCGGTGAAAGATATCGTCGCCGCCCTAGAAGTGATCGGATACCCAACCCAGGCGAACACCATAAAAGAGTGGGGGAGACGCGGGAAACTGACAGCATCTACGGAACCTGCGAAATCAACTGGGGGGAGGCCCGGAAAAAAATATTTGGTAAATGATGCTGTAGAGCTTGCATCTCGAAGAATCTGTGCTAAAGTATGAATATACCTTGGAAAATCTGTACCCGGGTAGTTCTTCCTCCATCCTAGCCTCGCCACAAGCGGGGCTATTTTCATGCGCGGGAGGGCCTCACCAAACGGTGGGGCCCTCTTGTCGTTTAAGGCGGTGACCACTTGGACGCAATCGACGCCCTAGCCATCGGCCTCCACTACAGGTCACAAGCACCAGCAAACGACCCCGTCAAAGACATCACCGACCGTCGCCTCATGGACCTCATCGAGCAAAACCTCAAAGTACACAGGGCACAACGGAAACCGTCAACAACCTACCCGGACCCTACCGGCAACGAAGCCGCGTACCGAGCAGACAGGCGTAAACGATGACCCTCGAAACCGACCGTGACGAATTCCTAACCGCCGTAGCAGAAGACGCAGGAGCCAGGGCCGCATACCTTGAAGAAATCCTCGACGTGGAAGCAGACGGGTTCATAACGCCCGACAGGTACCTGGACTACCCGATCAACACGAATGAGTGTGCAGACTGATGAATCGCGAGGAAACATGTTTGGAGCGCGCAAGGGTTGCTGAGCAATTGGGCTTTGACGCTGAACCGTTCTATGATGCGGTAAAACTTGCACGGCTTTTGGACCGGCACCTTGGGGATACGGCATGAGCAAGTCACATCCGATCCCCGCTAAAGACGGTGACGAATACGACGCTTTCTCCAAGGTATGGCGTCGTAGGCTGTGTTGCTTCAATAATCGGTCTGGGATCACGAAGTATTGGAAGCGCCAGTACAACAAACGTGTACGCCGTCAACCGTTGGACAAGTTTTAGATTCCCGCTGACCTCTCGCGGGTAAATGAGAGGGGTGCGCACCGCTACGAGGCGGGTAAGACGCTGGCATACGAAAGTACGACGCCTTAAAACGGCTAGAGCGTGCGAGCATAGGGAAACCCAAAGGGTACCGCGCAGGGTGCAAATCCCGCCGTATGCACGAGGCGACACCAGGCCAGGTGTTGCCGGGGTGACTGAATAACGTTCGGCATGGAATGCCAGCGGCGTAAGGTGCTCCCGTGGCTTAGCGGCCAGTCCTTAGCGGGACAAACGGGAGGCAGGCTCAAAAGGTGCGCTATCAATGACGCGAAATTCCTTGGCCTTGAAGACTCAAAAAGACCTGAGTCTTCCCCCACCACACAGTATTGGATCACGGCGAGGGTAACCAGATTACCGCGTCGTGATTTTCTTTTCCGTCGTGAAGGCGGGGCAACACGATAAAGGCGGTGGGCAGATGGACACTCCCGTACGGTTGCCAGTCCCGCTGTCATTGGGCACCCATCATCTGCGCGCCCAATGGTCATTCAGGGAATGGTTAGTTTGGCGATTGGCGGTAGCTGAACTATGAGGTCATGGGAAATCGCCTGCGCGTTAGGGCTTCACGCATGGGAGCCAACAGCGTTCCCGTTATGGCGTGAATGCAACAGGTGCGGAACCATACGCGCCCCGAAATAGTAGATAGGAACCAACATGGGACAAAGCAACGGCAAGAAAGCCGTCAAAGGATACCCGGCATCTACCAAAGCCCAAGCACGGGCCTCTAAAGCCGCATCTACCAGGGCAGTGAAAGCGGGCACCATGTCCAAGCACACCAAAGCCAAGGTAGACGCTAAAGCCAATAAGGCCCTAAAGAAGTAACCCCGAGGGTATCTACCAAGACGTAGGGGGCATCATCTGCCGACCCCCGGCTATCTACCACACCGGGGGTACTAACAACCCCGGCCCCTATCTACCAGCCCGAGGGGGCGCCCGCCACGGCCTAAGCCAGGGTGAAGCGCACAGCACCACTGCACACTACAAGGTGAGCAGTACGGCTTTTCAGTCTCACACTGATATCCATATCGCTACTCGTCAACGCTGTGTACGCCTTCCTGATTGCTGACGGTAGATGCTTTGCAGTTGTTGCCTGGTCAGCCCTGTTGTCTCGCTTATTGTTACCCATGTTGAACCGTTGTCCCTTGCTTTGATGATGTCCTGATCGCGTGTGCTACTCAGCTTCGCCCACGCTCTCAACCTGTCGAGTGGGTGGAACCTATCCATGTAAAGAAACCTTACACTGTAAAGAAAGTTTACACAAGGGCATGGCCACATCACGCACAGGCACAACCCAATGGCTCAAAGCATCACGACAAGCCAAACAACAAGCCATAGACAACAATCAATGGCACTGCCTCACCTGCCACACACCACTCGACTACGAGTACCCAGGCAGACCAAACAGCGCCGAAGCCGACCACATCACCCCACACGCACACGGCGGAACCAACACCTTAGACAACATCAGAATCATCTGCCGACACTGCAACCAAACCCTCGGCGCAATCACAGGCAATCAAAAAAAGCAAACCAAAACCAAAAAAATCTCAAACAAAAAACCAAAAACAAAAATTCAATGGTAACCCCAGGGGGGACCCGGTCCCCGGAGCGGAAAGCCCGCCCCCGTGGCATTGCGATATATTTTCAGGCCCGTTCCACATTGTGAAAGTTTTTCCACACGACGTTAGGAGGCGTTCTGAATGGCTGGCACTAAACGGTTACGCCCTGTTGCTCCGGAGGAGAAAGCGCCTCCTAGGACGGTTTCTGAGGCCGCTGAGCATGGGTCCAGGATTGACGAGTTGAAGGCTATGCGGCGGATTATTGCGGCGCATTTGGATAGTGAGCAGACGTTGGCGCGGGATATTGCGTCGTTGTCTCGTCGGCAGATTGAGATTTCGCGGGAGATTGAGGAGTTGGAAGTTCAGGAGGCTGAACGTCTGGCTGTTGAGGGGGTAGCAGATCATGGTGCTACCGACGGAAAGTGGCGACCGGCGGCTATCTGAGGTTGCTAGGCATTTGGTGATGCCGTCGGGGATTGAGACGACTGCGTGGCCGGTTGTGGCTCGGCAGTTGGAGCGGATGCGTTACCCGTTGGATCGGTGGCAGGTTGGTTTAAATACTGCGGTTTTGGGTAAGCGTGCTGATGGTAAGTATGCGTGCAGTATCGGCGGGATGGTGTTGTCGATTCCTCGGCAGACGGGGAAGACGTATACGGTTGCGGGTTTGGTTTTTGCGTTGTGTTCGGCGTATTCGAATATGTTGGTTTTGTGGTCTGCTCATCGTGTGAAGACGCATAATGAGACGTTTCGGTCTATGCAGACTTTGGCGGGTAAGCCGGATATTGCACCGTTTATTAGGCGTGTTTTGACGGGTGCTGGTACTGAGGCTGTTGAGTTCACGAATGGGTCTCGTATTTTGTTTGGTGCTCGTGAGAATGGTTTTGGGCGTGGTTTCGCCAAGGTTGATGTGCTGGTTTTGGATGAGGCGCAGATTCTCACTGAGAAGGCTATGGAAGATATGGTTCCTGCTACGAATGCGGCACCAAATGGTCTTGTGTTGATGATGGGCACACCGCCGCGCCCTGGTGATCCGGGTGAGGTTTTTACGAATCGTCGTGAGGCGGCTTTGTCGGGTGAGGACGAGGATGTCCTTTACGTGGAGTTGTCGGCTGACGAAAACGCTGATCCGGATGATAGGGAGCAGTGGCGTAAGGCTAACCCGTCTTATCCTCACCGGTCGTCTGAGACTTCTATTTTGCGTATGCGGAAGCTTTTGGGGTCGGTGGATTCGTTTAAGCGTGAGGGCCTGGGTATTTGGGATAAGCGTTTGACGGATTCTAAGGCGCTTAATTGGTTGAAGTGGATTGAGTGTAGCGATGAACCTGCTGAGGACGGTTTGCGGGTTTTTGGCGTGAAGTTTTCAGCTGATGGGTCTGAGGTTTCGTTGGCGGCGGCGTTGAAACCGAAGGTTGGCGATATTCACGTGGAGGCTGTGGAGTCTCGCTCTATGGCTGAGTCTACGCAGTGGCTTGTCGATTTTTTGGTTGAACGTAAGGATCGTGCCGCTCAGATTGTGATTGATGGTAAGTCCGGTGTTGGTTTGCTTGTGCAGGCTTTGCGTGCTGAGGGTGTGGGGGCGAAAACGATTTTAACTCCTACGGCGGAGGAAGCTGTGACGGCTCATGCGATGTTTGAGCAGGCTGTTACGTCGGGCGCTTTCTCCCATTCAAGTCAGGTTGAGTTGGATGCGCAGGTGAAGGATACGGGGCGTCGTCCGATTGGTAATCAGGGTGGTTTTGGTTGGAAGGCTTTATCACCTGATGGGTCTGTTGGTTTTGTTGATGCTGTTACGTTAGCTTTCTGGGGCGCGTCGGTGACTAAACGTAACCCAGAAAGAAAGCAGAGGTTCTTATGAGTTGGTCTTTGGACGATATTAGGTCTCTGCGGGTTCATGGTTTAGATGATGCGGTTGCTGATGAAGTCAAGACTTTGTTGGCTATTCAGACGCAACGTTTCCCGACGAATCGTAAGCGTACTTTGTATTGCGACACGGAGCAGGCGTTCCGTGATTTGGGGATTGGTGTTCCTCCGCAGATTCAGCGTGTGAAGTATGTCTTGGGTTGGGCGGCGCAGGCGGTGAAGAAACCGGCGATGCGTTCGCAGTTTGATGGTTTGCGGTTGCCTGGTTCGGATGATCCGTTTGAGTTGGGCGAGATTTTTGATGCGAACCGTTTTGCGTTGGAGTTTGGGCAGGCGATTCATTCTGCGTATAAGCATGGTGTGTCGTTTGTGACGGTTGGTGCTGGTGATTCTGGGGAGTGCCCGGTCCAGATTATTGGGCATTCTGCGGAGTCGGCGGCGGGTCGTTGGGACCGTCGTTCGAGGCGTTTGGCTTCGGCGTTGACGATTTCTGATGCTGACGAGTACGGCGAGCCTACTGAGTTTGTGGTGTATTTGCCGGATCGGATTGTGACGTGTCAGAAGAATGGTTCGGCGTGGGTTGCTGATTCGCAACCGAATCCTACGGGGCGTGTGATGTGCGTTCCGGTGTTGTCTCAACCGGAATTGACGTCTCCTTTGGGTGTTTCGCGGTTGTCTAATTCTGCGATGCAGTTGACGGATATGGCTGTTCGTACGTTGGCGCGTATGGAAGGTAACGCGGAGTTCTATTCGTCTCCGCAGGTGGCGTTGTTGGGGTTGGATCGTGAGGCGTTCGCGGATGCTGGTCTTTCGCGGGATGATAAGTTCCGGCTCGCGGCTGACCGTGTGATCGCTTTGACGAAGGACGGTGACGGGGATGCGCCGGTTTTGCAACAGCTGACGCAGGCATCTATGACCCCGCATTCGGACATGATGCGCACTCTTGCTATGGCGTTTTCGGGTGAGACGGGTATTCCGCCGTCGAGTCTTGGTGTGATTCATGATCAACCGGCTAGCGCTGAGGCTATTAGGGCCGCTGAGCATGATTTGTTGATTGACGTGACGAATCAGAATGAGAATGTTCTGCCTTATGCGGTGAAAGATATTGCGGCGTTGGCGGTGATGGTCCGTGATGGGGTTTCGACCCCGCCTGACGAGTTGTGGCGGTTGTCGTCCCATTTCTCGGATCCGGAGTTCGGTTCGATTTGGGCTGAGGCGGATGCGGTGCAGAAACTCGCGTCGTCGATGCAGGACTTGTCGCAGTGGCCTGTCCTTTTGGAGCGCGTGTTCACTCAGGATGAGGTGGCGCGGGTCCAGTCGGATGCTAAGTCGTCGAAGGTTTCCCAGCTGATTAGTTCGGTCGCGAATCGTGTGGGCGAGCAGGTACCGGCCAATGTTGAGGCCGCCGCGAATGCTAGGGGTGATGGTAGTGACAGTGTTAGCACCGGCCCTAGTGACGGGGTACAGCACCCTGTTGGACCAGGTCAATAAGACCTCCCTTGCTGATCTGAACGAGATACTTTCTGGTCTTGGGGATGCTCCTGTGGCTGATAAGCAAGAGGTTTTGTACCACTTGCTCCCGGAGATGGGGGACCGGTACGCGGGGGTCTCGTCGGCTATTTCGAGTGAGTTTTTTGGTGAGGTTGCTACGGCTCAGGGTGTGGCTTTGCGGTCCGCGCCGGTGTCGTATTCGTCGTTTGATCCTCAGTGGTGGCGGTCGCTGGTTGGTTTCGCTGGCTCGGAGGCCGGAAAGTCTCTGGTCGAGGGCGCCGCGTCGTACCTGTTCACGGATTATCTGATGGGCGGGTGGACGCGACGACTCACGGAGGCGGCGGCGGCCACTGTGTTGGATAACGCTATGGATCATGGGTTTTCCCGGTATCAGCGTGTCCCGTCGCCGGGGTGCTGTTCGTTTTGCTCCATGCTTGCTTCTCGTGGGGCGGCTTATTCGTCTTATGAGTCGGCGGGGACTGTTGTAGGCCGTGGTGTTCCTTTGGGGAAGCACAGACTGGCTCAGGGTATCCGTCCACGCGGTACGCAGGCTTTAACTGAACCTTTTCATGATCATTGTCGGTGTCGCGTGGTGCCGTTGACGAAAGACAATGAGGCTGAGTTGAAGGCTATTAGCGAGGAACGTTTCGAGGGTTATAAGGATGCTTTCGATGAGGCCACTAAAGACCTAAAAATGTCCTCGGATGTGGTTGTGGCCGCTGATGGCTCCCGGAAAGTTAAAACGTATCGTGTTGATGCGAACGATAATCGCATTTCGTCTAAGCAGGTCACGAATAACATTGTGAAGCTCATGCGCAATTCGCAGGGCAACTAGTTTTCTTGCGGTCTCCCGCAAGGCGGTTACGCACACCGATTCTGTAAGTGCGGTCAATTATCTATGCCCGTACGGGGCTTAAACGGAAAGGGGTGTATTCGGCGTGCCCGAAAACACTGAAACCGCTAACGCGGGAGAAGGCGCTGAGGTGCAGGAGCAGACCCAGCAGGAGTCGCAGGGTTCGAATGCCGCGACTAATGACGGGTTCCGTCCGCCTGAGTCTCAGGAGGAATTGAACCAGATCATCGAGTCCCGTTTGGCGCGTGAACGTAAAAAGTTCGAGGACTACGACGAATTGAAGTCTCAAGCGGAAGCGTCGGAGCAGTTGCGGGCCATGAATGAGGAATTGACCTCTAAGGTTCAGCAATTCGAGACGGAACGTGAATTGTCTGTGGCGGCTAAGAGCGTCGCGGAAGAGTTCAATGTTCCGTCGGACATTTTGCGTGGTTCTACTCGTGAAGAGCTGGAAGAGCACGCCCGTTCGGTGAAGAAACTGATGGATTCCATGCCTAACGCACCTGTGATCAAGTCGCAGGGCAAGACCCCGGAGAAACTTTCGGGTGATTCGAAACTCGAAGCCGTTCGTAACCTGTTCGGCGCTTAAATTTTAAAGGAGTAACACTCATGGCAGGTGTTTTCAGCACTGCTGATTCTAAAATCCTGATGCCTCGCGAGATCGCGGACGGCATGATTAAGGATACTCAGACTACTTCGACTCTCGCTCAGCTTTCGGGCCAGGAAGCGCAGAAGTTCGGTGAAGTCGAGTACATGATTTTCAACGATTTCCCGAAGGCTGAGTTCGTGGAAGAGGGCGCGGCTAAGTCCTCGACTACGGGTGGTTTCACTTCGGTGAAGGCTAAGCCTCGTAAGGCGCAGGTTACGATGCGCTTTAACGAAGAGGTGCAGTGGGCTGATGAAGATTATCAGCTGAATGTCCTCTCGGAGCTTGGTGGCGCTGGCGCTACTGCGCTTTCTCGTGCTCTGGATTTGGGTGCGTATCACCGCATTAACCCGCTTTCGGGTGAGGTTATCTCCGGTTGGGATAACTACGTTGGGGCGACCACTGACAAGGTGGAGCTTTCCTCGACTGTTGAGGCGGACCAGGTGATTCGGCAGGCCGCTGGTTTGCTGATCAAGCGACCGAAGCCCGTTTCGGTGAACGGTTTCGCGATTGATCCCAGGCTTACTTGGGACTTGGCGGAGTTGCAGACCAAGAACGCGGACGGTTCCGCCTCGGGTAATCAGCGTTACCCGCAGTTGGGTCTCGGTACCGGGATTAACTCGTTCCTGGGCATCAACACCGTGCAGGGTGACACGGTTTCCGGTCAGCCGGAGGCCAAGGCCGATACCGGTGTTCGCGGCATTGTTGGTGACTTCCAGTCCGGTATCCGTTGGGGTATTCAGCGTAATCTCCCGCTCGAACTGATCCGTTACGGCGACCCGGACGGTCAGGGCGACCTTAAGCGCAATAACCAGATCGCTCTGCGTCTGGAGATTGTTTATGGCTGGTACGTCTTCCAGGAGAAGTTCGCACTGGTCACCACTGCACAGGGGGCGTAATGCCGCGTCTACGGAACACGAAAACGGGCGTAATCGTCAATGTTTCTGATGAACGTGTTGCCGATCTTGGCCCGGAATATGAGCCGGTGGATAAGCCTGTGGCGCGTAAGCGTGGGAAGTCTGCCGATAAAGAGTAGAGGGGGTTCACGTGATTGAACCGCCGTTTGCCACGGTTGACGAGCTGAGGGACAGGTGGCCAGATTTCCCCGCTGGGGGTGACCGGCTGGCCGAGGTCACGCTAGAGGACGCTTCACAGTTCATTTTGGATGTATGCCCGCTTGCGGCTAATGCACCTGAGGCGACGTTGCGTCGTGTGGTGTGCGCTGTGGTGCGTAGGGCTATGCAGGCGGCCACGTCTGACCTGGTGGGGCTTGCTTCAACACAGGTAACTACGGGGCCGTTCCAGGCGACATACAGCCCGGCTAACCCGAATGGGGATTTCTACCTCACAAAGCAGGAGCTAAAAGCTCTGGGCGGTGAAGGTAGGCCACGTGCGTATTCCGTGTCTGTGGGCGGTGAACGTGATTGTGAACGGCACCAGCCGTGGTGCGACCTCACGTTCGGGCGTGCCTGTTCTTGTGGTGCTGACCTGACGAGGGGTGATCCCCTGTGGGAATACTGACAATCACTGTTGGTCTCATTCGGAGGGTTACCGGGGAGAGGGACAGGCACGGCAATCCCGTTGTCTCGTTCGCTGACCCGGTCGCCCTCCCCGTATTGGGGATCGCACCTCGTACACGGGATGAACCGCGCACCCAAAACCGGCCCGAGGCTGTCTCTACGGTGTGGGACATTTACGCGCCGTTAGGGACCGTGGTCTCCCCATATGACCGTGTGGTCTTGCCGTCCGGTGAAGTCTGCGAAGTCGTCGGTGAGGTTGGTGTGTGGGATCACAACCCGCATACGTCGGTGAAACTTCACGGCGGTGTCCAATTCACTGTTCAACGTAAGCAGGGGTGAGGCATGGATTTAAAGATCAATCATTCTGAGGTCGAAGCGATTCTTAAAGGTCGTGAAGCTCAGAAAGCGATTTTGAGTCGTGCCCAGTCGATTGCGGCCGCGTGTGGGCCGGGGTATGAGGCGTCGGCTGTTGTTGGTCGGCATCGTATTCACGGTTCGGTTATCACGGGCACTTATGGTGCCCGGCGTGATAATTCGCGTCGACAAACCATTTTGAAGTCGTTGGGGGCTGGTCGGCGTGGCTGAATTTACAGTTGATGTCCCAAGGGATATTGAGGCTGACATTCTGCGTGGCCTCGAAGAGTTCGGGATCAACGCGGGGACGGAAGTCCAGGCCGATATTAAGGCTGGGACTATTCGTGTTTCTCGTACGGGCGGGTCTTTGACGGCTCAGAATTTCCGTGATCGTCCGACTGTGCTTGTTGAGGTGTGGGCTGAGGATTCGGTTAAGGCGTTTGATGATGTGGTGAAGGTGTGGGCGGTTTTTGAGGTATTCCGTCATCGCGGTTTCATCACGGAGGACGCGCCGATTACTGATCTCGATTTACAGCCGCCTCGTGCTTTGGATGACCTGTACGCGCCGGAATTGTATAGGACACAGTTTACGGCTGATATGACAACCCATTTAACTCAGATTGTTGTGAAGGATAAGAATGGCTAATTACCCGAAGAATGTTTATCACCCTGTTCATGGTTTCGCCCATGAGGTGGAGTCCAAGGAGCAGGAAGAGGCGTGGACCGCTCAGGGGTGGCTCGCTAGTGCGCCTAAGGGCGTTGAGCCGCCTGCGCCGGTTGCTCCCGGTGGGGATGCTGAACCGGCACCTGCTAAGGCCAAAAAGTAAATAACCGTACATAGGTAAGTCGGGGCCGTAACCGTTTTGGTTGCGGTCCTTTTTTGTGAGCAAAGGAGCCAAGAATGGCTGTTCAGAGTAGGGGCTTCGTCGGCACTCCCGGCGTTTCGGGCGGGTTTTATTCCGGTGCCCTTGGTACGGCGTTGCCGACTGACACTAAGACCCCCCTTGATGAGGGGTTCAAGATTGTTTCTGCTGTCTCCGATGACGGTGTTAAAGAAACTGTTGACCGTAAGACTGATGATATCCGGCAGTGGTCGGGTTCGATGTTCCGCATGTTGCAGTCGGAGTACACGCTGACTGTGAAGCTGACGTTCATCGAGCGCACTGATGCGGCGTTGAAGGAAACGTTCGGGCAGGAAAACGTTACCGCTAAGGATAACGGCGACGGCACCCGTACCCGCACGGTCTTGTTCAACGAGGCGATGCTTCCGGCACGGTCTTATATTGCTGATCTTCGTGATGGGGATAAGCACCTGCGGAAGGTGTACCCGAACGCGCAGATCACTGACGTCGGTGACGTGTCGTATAAGGCAAAGGAACTTATCGCCTACGAGGTCACGATTACTTGTTACCAGGATGAGCATGGCCAGTTCGGTTATGAGTATGAACAGACCCCGGATGGGGAGACTACTAAGCCTATTGGCGGCTAGTAGCAACTAATTTCAGGCACCTTGCGGGGTGCCTTTTTTGTGCCCTGGCGCGGTCAATCTTTGGTCGGCCCGCCGCGTCAGGGACTTCAAACATTTTTCTAGGGCCGACCACACAAACGATAGGAGCCGACCAATGGCAAATACTAAGACCCCCAAAGATCACAAGCCCGCTAATGACGAGATTCTGACAATTGAGACCCCGAAGGGTGCGGTGAAGGTTTACCCGATTCGCCCCTCCACGGGTTTCTTGCGGAAGAACCGCAAGCTTTCAGAAATGGATCAGACCTGGACGCTTGTTGAGGAATTCGCGGATGAGAAGGCCCTGGAGATTATCGACCAGTTGGATCCTGAAACCGAATTCCCGGATTTCATGCAGGAGTGGCAGGACGCTACGGGTATTGAAGTGGGGGAATCCTAAGCCTCGCGAAGTTCATTGAAGAACATGGTGAGGCTTTAGAGGCTGATCTTATTGACCGTGGTTTGAGGTTGCGTCACGTGGGGTCGGATGACTTTTCGTGGCGTGACCTCATGGTCATTGTGAAGCATTTGCCGCGTGAATCTGCGGTGTATCGGACGACGGAGCCGGACGCATGGGACTGGGACCGGCGTACGGAGTTCTTGGCGTCTGCGGTTGATTCGTTGCGTCTGTTGGTGTGGGCGAAAACTGAGGATGCGGAGAAGGGCCGGAATCAGCCGGAGCCTATTGCCCGTCCGGAGGTTTTGACGGCACCGGATGAACCTGTGGTTGATCCTTTGCAGGCGTTGGACGATACGTGGGCGTGGTTGGAAGAGATTAATGGGCCGCGAGCGATTGCGGCGTAAATGTTGGGGAATGGCGGGACGTTATAAGCGTTCCGCCTTTTCCTTTTTAACTTGAAAATTTTGGTGCTCTGGTGCGCCACGACTTGCGTTAGGCGGGTGCTGTCATGGCCGAATTGGGTGTCGCGTATCTGAGCATTGTTCCGAGCATGAAGAATGTTCGGCGGCAGATTGAGTCTGCGATGGTCCCGGCGGCGGCTTCGGCATCTGCAAGGGTCGGTTCGTCGATGGGTTCCCGGATCACGTCGGGTTTGGTGACTTCCGCGAAGGTCGCGGGAACGGCGATGACCGGTGTTCTGGGGTTCTCCCTGGTGAAGGGTTTTCAGCGTCTTTCGGCGATTGAGAACGCTAAGGCGAAACTTTCCGGTTTGGGGAACTCGGCGACCGATACGTCGATCATTATGGATAACGCCTTGAAGTCGGTGAAGGGCACCGCGTTCGGCATGGACGAGGCGGCTACTACGGCGGCTTCGGCTGTGGCGGCTGGTATCAAGCCGGGCCAACAGTTGGAGTCGTACCTGGGGCTTGTGGGTGACGCGGCCACTATCGCTGGTGTGTCTTTGCAGGACATGGGCGGTGTGTTCGGGAAGGTTGTCACCTCTGGCAAGGTTCAGGGTGACACGTTCCAGCAGATGTCTGACATGGGTATTCCCGTGGTTCAGATGCTCGCTAAGACGATGGGTGTTTCTGCGGAAGAGGTCTACAAGCTCGGCTCTAAGGGCCAGATTAGTTCTGATCAGTTCTTGCAGGCTATGGAGTCGATGCGTGGAGCGGCCCAAAAGGGCGGCCAGACGACTACGGGCGCGTTTAAGAACATGGTGGCGGCGTTGTCCCGTTTCGGTGCGGCGTTGCTGTCGGGTATCTATCCGGCTATCGGCCCTGTGTTTAACACGCTGACGAGTTGGATTGATAAGGCTACGACGGCGGTTACACCGCTTGTTGAAGCGATCTCGAAGAAGATCGGGGCTGGTCTACAGGTTGCTGGTGCGGCGGTTGTTCGTTTCGTAACACCGTTGAAGGACCTAATGAACCTCCAGGTGCTCACTCCGGAAATTGTGAAGCGTATGGGGTTGGCACCGGATTCGCCGCTGGGTAAGGGCATGACCGCCCTTATTGGCGGGATTAGGGCGTTCGCGGCTTCGTGGCAGGCGATGGATGGGGATGTTACTTCCTCCGGGTTTGCCGGGTTTATGGAGCGTGCCGCTTTCTCGATCCACGGTATGTGGAACTCACTTAAGAGCCTGGACTTTTCGTCGTGGGACAACTTTAAGCGCTCTCTCGGTTCTGGTGGTGGCCAGATCATGCAACAACTGTCGTCTATCGGCGGTTCGTTGAAGCAGTTGGGACCGGCGTTCGTCCAGTTGATGAAGGCGATGCCGGGTGTTGGTGCGGCGTTCGGCGGGGCGTTTGTCACGATTTTGAAGGTGACGGCGGATACTCTCGCGTTTTTGGCGCGGCACGTTGACACGATTATCAAGCTGATTCCGCTAATTGTGGCCGGGTTTGTCGTATGGAAGGGCGCACAGCAGGCACTACGTGCTGAGGCGGAGCTGTTCAAGCGTGCCCAGCTGGCGGCGCTTCCCGCGATGATCACTAATAACGGTATGCGTGTTGTGGCGGCGTCTTTGGAGCTTGCGCAGGCGCGTGCGACTCAGCAAAACAACATCGCGCAGGGTATCCAGAATCGGTCGATGGTTCAGGGCGCTCTGATGCGTATTCGTTCGGTTGCGTCGATGGTTCTGCACAAGACGGCTACCGTTGCGATGTCTGCGGCGTCTAAGGCGGCGGCTGGTGCTCAGTGGTTGTTGAACGCGGCCATGTCGGCTAATCCGATTAGCTTGATCATTATTGGTCTTATCGCGTTGGTTGCGATTGTGGTTGTGGCTTACAACCGCATGGGCTGGTTCAAGGACATCGTGAACGCAGCTTGGGCTGGGATTAAGGTCGCTATCGGTTTCGTGGTGACTTGGTTCCAAACGCATGTCATGCCGGTTTTCATGACGGTGTTGCACGCTATTGGCGGGTTCTTCGTGTGGTTGTGGAACAACGCCGTGAAGCCGGTGTGGGGCTGGATTCAGGCTATTATTTCTGGGTTCGTCACGTGGTTCACGACTGTCGCTATGCCGTGGATTCGTTCTGCGTTGAACGTTCTGGGGAACGTGTTTACTTGGCTGTACAACAACATCATTAAGCCGGTGTGGACAGGTATTCTAATCACGGTAACTGTCATTGCGGCTATCCTGGTTGTCATATGGAAAGGCATCGTTCTTCTCGTAAAGAACGTTCTCGCGCCCATCTTCGTGTGGCTGTATAACACGATCATCGTTCCCACGTGGACGTGGATTAAGAACATAATTAACGCTGTAGCAGTTTGGTTCTCGACCGTGCTGGTGCCGTTCTTCAAGACCGCTATCAACATTTTCGCCGGGTTCTTTAGCTGGCTCTACAACTCTGTTATCAAGCCCGTTTGGGGCGCTATCACCTGGTTCATCAGGGTTGAGATTGAGGGTTGGAAGCGAATCTTCCAGTGGATCGGGAACTTTATTTCCACGGTATTCTCTGCGGTGTTCCGTTGGTTCTATGACGCCGTGATCAAACCCGTATGGGGTGCTATTACGTGGTTCATCCGCACGGAGATTGAGGGTTGGAAGCGGATATTCGGCTGGATCAGCGATTTCGTTCGAGCTGTTTTCGTGCCGATGTTCCACTGGTTCCGCGACCGTGTGCGGGATGTGTTCCATGCGGTGACTGACGTCATTAAGTGGGCTTGGGATGCGATCATCAAGCCGTGCTGGGACGCGATTATCGGGTTCGTCCGTTCGTTCTTGGTGCCGATTTTCAATTGGTTGAAGGACCGTATACATGATGTGTGGCAGTCCATTTCCAACAAGATCAGGGACACTTGGAACTGGTTGCGCGATAACGTATTTAACCCGCTCATGAACTACATTAAGAATGAGTTCGTGGGCGCGTGGAACGCCACTAAGGATGGTGTCGCGAAAGCTTGGGACAAGCTGAAAGACGCCGTTCGGGAGCCTATTAAGTTCGTTGTCGATACCGTCATTAACAAGGGCTTCATTGATGCGTACAACGGGATCAATGATTTCTGGGACGGTAAAGACCTCAAACACATGAACCTTGGCTTCGCTACTGGTGGTTATACCGGTCGCGGCGACAAGTACGACCCGGCAGGTATCGTCCACGCGGGCGAGTATGTGGTCAAGCAGTCCTCGACGGACCGGATCAGGCGTGAGCATGGTCTTGGCGCTATGGATTACCTGAACCAAACAGGTGACCTTGAGGGCGCATCTCGCATGTCGTCTAAGCGGGATAGCGGGCGAGGTGTTGCGGCTGGTCCTGGTAGCCGTGTGTATGGCGGGTTGTCGTCGTTCGGTAATCAGCTCCAGGCGGATATTCTGCGGATGGGGCAGCTGTCTGTTGAGCCGTCTGGGCTTGATTCATCGTGGGCTATCCAGCGTGCGGCGCGTATCTGGAACGGTATGGCCGGTGTGAAGGTGGATACGAATTCGAAGGGCAGTAATGTCCCTCGGGTGTCTGCCCGGCAGGTTGGCGGTGCACCGTGGGCCGGTTACTACGACACCTCTGGTATCCAGTTGAATATCGGTCAGGGGTGGGCAGACGCCAAGAAGTCGCGCCCGATTGTTGCCATGCACGAGATCGGCCACGCCCTCGGCTTGCCTCACTCGATGGGCACTGGTGGTGGCGCGTCGATCATGGACTACGGGTCGATGTATTCACTGTCTGGTCCGTCTGACAAGGACGCGAAGGCGTTGCAATCGATCTATCCCGGCGGTTCCGGTAAGGGCTATTCCGGTGGCGGAATTTTCGGTGGCGTCATGGATATGGTCATCGAGAAATTTGCTGATCCTATCCGAAAGTTGATCGAGGGCCAGAAGAAAAAATTCGGCTCGAAGAACTCGTTCGCTGAAATGCCGTTCGGTGTCGCCCAAAAGATGCTGGACGCGGTTGTGGAGTTTGCGAAGAGCAAGCTTGGCGACTCGGATAGCGGCGGCCCGGCACCTGACGGTGCGGTTAAGGACTGGATGACGAAGGCCCTCAAGATGAAGGGCATGTTCTCCGAGTCCAACTTGTCCTTGGGTGTGCGGCGCGCAATGCAGGAATCTGGCGGCAACGTCCGGGCGATTAACAATTGGGACTCGAACGCTAAGGCGGGTATCCCGTCTAAGGGTCTTATGCAGGTTATTGACCCGACGTTCCGTTCCAACATGGAACCGGGACACGGGGATATCTGGAACCCGATTGACAATATCCTCGCGTCGATCAATTACACGATGCGGCAGTATGGCTCGCTTGGTGCTGGTTGGGGCCGTGCTGGTGGTTACGCGGAAGGTGGTCTGGTCACACCGGCATTGTTCGATAAGGGTGGTGTGATCAAGCCTAACTCCGGTGTGCAAATGATCGACCACCAACGGAACACGCCTGATTATGTGCTCACCGATCAACAGTGGGATTTGGCGCGACGCGGTATTGAGTCGGCTTCTCGTGGCCGTGGTGACGTGATTGTTCAGGTCAAGTCTCATGAGGGTGAGGACCCCACGGTGACGGGTCGTCGTGCTGGTGAAGCGTTGGCGTTCAATCTTGCGAAGGTGGGTATCTAATGGGCGGTACTGAGTACAGGCGGGCGACGTTGTCCGGTCCTGGTGGTGATTTCACGCTGACGGAGCGTGAGGTTATCGGGGACCGAATGGAGTCCGTGCTGACGAATGTGAAGGGCTGGTATGGCGGGGTAGGTGTGGACGCGGAAAAGACACAACGTTCTTTGGGGCATGGTCTTTTCCCGTCTGTCACTCGTCGTACTGGCCGTTCTATCACGGTTGAGGGGACTCTCATTTTCCGTGAGGACGCTGACCGGCTGATCGCTGACCGGTTTGTTTCGGGTCTGTTGTGGAACGGTGAGCCGGGTACTTTGACCGTGGAGACGGGCCAGTACACGTTGTCTACGACTGTGAAGATTGACGGCGAGATCGGGCACGCTTATAGGGGCACTAAAGCGGTTGATGTTCAGATTCCGTTGATTGCTACAGACCCGTTTTTGTATGCGCCTACGGAGACGGTGCAGGTTTATCCGGAGGGTGCTGGTGTTGGTTTGCGGTTTCCGTTGTTTGGTGACCCGGATCACCCTGGGGTGTTGTCGTTTGGTAAGGCTAATCCGAATACTCGTGCGGTGATCCAGAACATGGGTAACGCTACGGAGTACCCGGTGATTCGGGTCTGTGGTGATCTCCCCTCGGGGTTCACGTTGCGGGATTCGTCGGGGCGGACGATCACATACCCGGCCCCGGTGTGGTCCCAGTCCCCGGTGGAGGTGGACTCGAAGCTTGGGGCGGTGTTCCAGGGCGGCCAAGACCAGACGTACCGGGCGACCCGTCGTGACTGGTTCTCGATTGAGGCCGGTGGGGTGAACTCGTTCACGATCACGGCACCGCAGGACGGCGACGGGTACGCGGAGATCCAGCACCGGTCCACATATATCTAAATACACGTTTTTGTGAGGCCCTCTAGGCGATTGTCTAGGGGGCCTTGCCATTTTAAGGGGTACGCATGGCGACAGGTTTTGGTATTGACATTGACCAGAACGGTAATGGCACCACGATGGAAGATTTACAGTCCATTATCGGTGCGACATACAGGACGCCGGGCATTGTCTCGGGGTGCGCGGTCGCCCAGCAGACCACAATGGCTTATAAAGTGTTCTCTGGGGCGGTGGTCATTGATTGGGGTGCCGACCAGAAAATCATCGTGCCGGTGAACGAGACGACTGTTCCGGTTGACCCTAACCCCGGTACTACGGCACGCCGGGATAAGGTTTATGTTCAGCAACGCACGGTTGCGGCGGATGGGGATAACCTCGCGGTTGTTGCGGTAACGCAGGGGTCGTTGCCTCCCCGGTCGTTTTTGTTGGCTGATTATGAGGTACCGGCAGGAGCTACCTCGACGAAGTCGGCGGTGGATCGGGCGAACCGTGTCTACACGCGGCAGGTTGGTGGCCAGTATGGCCAGGTCGCGAAGATTATTGATACGAACACGACACCGGTTACGGGCAAGGTTCGTTCCAAGCGTGGTTCGGCGAATCTGTTTTTCGGGGCGATGACTAACGGTGTCGCCCCTACTGACCGTGACTTGATGGTTCATTTCACGTCGTGTATTTCGGCGGCGAATGGTTCCCCGGACACGGCCACCGGGTCGGTGATTTACAAGTTTTATCTGAACGATAATCTTGTGGCGACGTATGAGCGGGTTTTTAACAAGTATTGGGAATCGAAGCAGTTCAGCTTCCCTCTGGTGATCCAGCAGGAATCGAACACGATTTCCTGGGATGTGCAGTGGAAGTCGGGTTATGTGGATTATCAGGTTCGTTATGGCGGGGTTGATGCTTACCCTGGCGATCAGCTTGTGGTGATGGATCATGGGGCGGCGAACCTCTGATGTACGCCGTTTATCTGATTCGCACTGTTACTGGTGAGGTCGGGGCGCGGCTGGATGTGATGACGGGTTCGTGGTCGATTGAGCTGAATAAGGAAGAGTCAGGCTCGGTCAAGGCCAAGAAAACAGACCTTGCCCGAATCAATCGGGACTGGTGGACACCCTCAATTGGGGGTGTCCTTTTCACATACACGGACCCTGACGGTATCGAGCGCCCTATCGCGGGTGGACCGATCACCGGATGGTCCGGCGAGACGGCGGAAGACCTAACCCTCGATTGGAAGGGTATCCGCCATATCTTCGTCAACCGCATCATCACCACTGACCTCTCGCTCAAAGGCTTGTCGTTGGGAACGATCGCGTGGCGTGTCATCCAAAACGGCATGGATGACAAACCCGCCGGGGGTCTGCCGATTATTCACGGTCAGCCGGAAGAGACCGTGGAAGACAACGCCGACCACCAGCGCAACTATGAGGCGTGGAACCTGTCTAACAACGGCATCGACAAGCGCCTCACCGAGCTATCGGAGGTCATTAACGGTCCGGCGATCATGTTCCGGCCCGAATGGGCGGACGAATACCGCACCAGGGTTCAGTGGTCCGTGGTGCACGGGACCGAACGGAATATCTGGATCGAGCAGGACCGGCACCTGGACTTTGACACGACGATGCCGCAATCACCGTTCAGTGACATGTCTGTTACTTCGGATGCTTCGGCGATTGTGAATCGTGTGTGGGCGACCGGTTCGGGGGAAGGTCAGGACGTTGCCCGCACTAAGGCGGAGGACTTGTCCAGCCTCTCCCGCTGGTTCCCGTTCCAAGAAAAGGTGATTACGGACTCGGACCAGTCGGAAGTGTCGAAGCTGTTCCAAAAAGCATCGGGGGAGTTGATGACGTCCCGGCAGATGTTGGACCAACTCACCATGTCTTTCCGTGCGAATAACCGTAAGCACCCGTTGGGGACGTTCTTTGTCGGTGATGAGGCTGACGTGTGGTTGAAGGGTTGGTTTTCGATCCCGGATGGTCGGCACCCGATGCGGATTATCTCGATGTCTGGCGGTTTGGACGGCAAGGTGACGTTGGATTTTCAGAAGAGTTATTGGGATTAGGTGAGTCGTGAAGATCAACAATTTGAGGCCGACGCGCCCGGAGGATTCGCTACGGAAACTGTTAAACCGGGTGGACCAGTCGCATACGGTCCCGTTCGGGCAGAAGGCCGCCTCGAGTACTGAGGGGATCAATTATCAGACTTCCACCGGCTCGAGTTACCGATGGGATGGTGACGCGGTAGCGGACTACGACAAGCGCATCACTGAGGGCCAGCAGGCTATCGCTGAGGCCACGGCGGACCTTGCGGAGGCTGAGGGCAATATCAATGCCGCTAAGGACCGTATTGCGGCTGTGGAGGCTGATACGACTCCGGAGGCTATTGGGGATACGGCGGCGGGGCAGATCAACTCCCGGCGGCTTATTGTCGGGCGTGACGCGATCCTGACCGGGACCGTGGACGTGGCGCAGCTGAACGTGACGGAGCAGATGTCCGCCGCTGTGGTGGACGCTATGAGTGTGGACGCTAAAAAGTTGGTGGTGACGGAGGACGCGATCCTCAACCGTGCCACGGTCGTTGAATCGTTGGTGACGCCGGAGCTTGTGGCGGACCGGATCAACGTTCAAAACTTGGGCGCACAGCTGGTCACCTCGGGGGCATTGCAGACCGACACCTTGGCTAATCGGGGTATCAAGATCACTACTGGCGGTATCAAGGGTTACGACGAGACCGGCAAAACCACTATTGATATCAACGGCAAGAACAACACCCTGATCGGTAACCTACGAACGAACGCCACGAATGAGGCTGGAGTAATTATCTCTTCGTCGGCTAACGCGGCCGCGATTGATCTGTTCCCTAACAACACCTCGACGACGGGGAACCAGCATGGCGCGATTTGGTATGACAAGGGAACTAGCGTCGCTGACGCGAACCTTTATTTAGGTTCCACGTTGTATTCCCAACGCACCAGCACCGACCCGCTCATCATCTTAGGGGCGGGCGTGAAAGGAATTTCTTTCAATTCCCGGATTGTCACTGGCTCAGCGATGAAGTTCGGCGTGTTGTCGGCACCGAACGGCATGGGTGCAGATCAGTGGATCAGTTTTGATGTGAAGTTCGCTGAGGCCATGCCGAACATCACCGAGGGCGCGTCCTCGGAGGTCATGGTGTTCATGCAGGTCGTCACGGTGAATAACAACGAGGTCGCCACCGGGTTCGGGTCTTCGACCTACACAGGCTTCAAAGGGATTGTCAAAAACGTTTCCGGGCGTGCAACCGGGGCTACATGGATTAAGTGGATGGCCGTGAATACGGGCATCGTCCAACGATATTAAGGGGATAAAAGATGGAATTGACCGAGAGTGAGAAGGACGCGCTGATCGCGTTCTTGGAGCAGGAGAACGCCCAGTTGCGGGCGACTAATGTTCGTTTAAACGTGAAGGCCGGTGTTATTCGACTCGGGGAGCCGGAAGAGCCTAAGGACAACGAGTCCGAGATCACCGGTGAAGGCGAGGGCGACATCCCCGCCGAATACACACCATCAAACGGAATGCCGGTCTAAGAGGGGGACGTTATGGCAACTTCAAACGCAATCATCACTGCCGCGCAGGACCGCGAACTACAAGAACGATTCGTTGCAATCGCGGCAGAACAAGGCATCACAGACCCACAATCGTTCGTTTATGGCCATTCGTACCAGCTGGCGTGTGCACCGGTCAGCGACTCAGGGGACACCGTAGCAAGTGTCTACGAATACGCCGACGGTCAATATAAGGCCAAGCAAGCGGAGCTAAAAACACCGGGCAAGGATCCGGCATCGGTGACTGACGACCATTTGCGTCACGCTATCGCCGCGCTCAGGGGGTAACGTCATGGGCCATATCATCGGCCACAAGATTAGCCATTTGGCTATGGCTCTCGTGTGTTTCTCCCGTGCTTTTGCGTATTCGGATTGGATCACACCGGCTAGGGATTCTCCCGGCCCGATCTTTTTGACTGACGACGGCGAATGGCTATGGGTGTACGTGATCCTTTGGGCGATCGTCGGGGTGCTCGCGGTCATTGATTGGTTCCGTTCCCGTACACAGTGGTCTATTCCGGCGTTCGTGGGAATCATGATCGTTTGGGGGCTGTCCTATATCGGGGCGTGGATTTTCGACGGCCCGCAGAATGACCCCTGGATGACAGCGTTCTTGTACTTGGGCACGGCGGGCGTAATCCTTGGCGGACACTTCGGGATCGCGTGGCGTGATCGGGAGATCGCTAGGTTGACGGATCGGGCAGCGGCGCACATTACTGGGGTTATCAAATTGGATGAGGGGCGGGCGGATGAATGAATATCTTGGAGTCATCCTCACTTTCGCCGCTCCCGTCCTTGTAGGTCTGATCACGTGGTGGGCTAAAAAGACCCCGGAGAAGGCGGACCCGTCGCAGATCATGAACGATGCGTATTCGAAACTAGCGGACCGTGTAGAACAGTTGGAAGATTCGAACGCGAAACAGTGGGGTGTGATTCAGGAGCTTCGCGGGAAGGTCGATTCGTTGTGGTCGAAACTGCGACGCACGGTTTCGTATGCCCTGGACTTGGAAGAGCGGATCACCGACTTGACGGGGGAGCGGCACCCTAGGCCGCCGGGGCTTGACGAGATACTTGATGACAAATGAGGCACCTTACGGGGTGCCTTTCGTATTTAAGGGGGGCCATGC